CTCAGATATCTCATCTACTTTAGACATATTATCAGTAACTTTAACTGGACTGTTTATATAAGAGGCAATACTCTCGTTCCATTTATCAGGAGTTTCGTTTGTTGCTATTGTTTCAGCAACTTCCTTGATAATGCCTTTCTGATCTTTGGACAGTCTATTCTTATTGTAAGATTTTTTCAATGATTCTTCGATATTGGAAATAAGTGAATCAAACTTAACCAAATTTTCAGCTAATTTTTTAGCACTTAATTTCGGCTGTGGCTTTTCCTCGTCACTTCCGCCAATTTTGCCGATTCTATTTACAGTTTTTGGAGTTCCTGTTCCAACTGGTCTACCCGGCATATTGTTAGGTGTTTTAGGCTTTTTTTCTTCTGGCTTACTGTCTCCAGAACTAGGCTGTGGAACTTTATTTAGTAATGGCTGATAAAGACCCTCATCTTGAAGTTCTACAAATTTTTTCTGAGATTCCACGCTTTCTTCTGGAAGTGGCAGTCTACCCGTTTGAATAGCAGTCATACCTTCTTCTGGCGTTAATGCACCAAGTTCCACAAGTCTTGTATATATGCGCGTAAGGTTTGCGTCATCTCTAAAATCAGCATCTGTAAATCTAGCTGTTGGCATTGACTTAAATCCTAACTTTTTGCTGATATCCTTCATTTCAGGAATAAGGAATTGATTTAAAAATGCTTCTCTGGCATGCTTTAATCTTGATAAGAAAACTTCAACTTTTGTACTAGTATTTGAGTATTTTTCATCGCCAACTAGAACATTATTTAATCCGTATCTGATATCTCTATCAACTACTTCATATTTTTTAGGGTCTAAAATTTGTCCAATTTCTGGTATGACAAACTTTATATTAGTAGTATAATCAGTTACCAATATACGGCCAACACTCTCGTTTTCAAAAATCTTTCTTAGGTTTACGATCTGTTCTTTGCTTGGCATTCCTACTTCGTCGTTTCCCATTGTAACAAGCAATATTGCTTGCTGTACAGTACGGCCAATAGCCATGTCAATATTTTTTAATTCCTGTTTCCAGTTAATATCTTCAAGAACTGGGAAACCCATTGGAACACTAAATGGCTCGTAATCTTGCTTCTTATAAAACACTGCCTTTACGCGATTTGGATCTAAATTAAATACCAAGAACTGGTTAGCTTGGTTCATTTTTCCGCCTTGGCGTATCTCTCCAAATTCTTGGATTCTTTTTGCTAGCTCTTTGTCCTCATCAGTTTGAGGATTGGTCATTACTTGAATTTCAAAATCATTTAGCACTTTTACATAGCGCGGACTAACAAAAGATGCAGAACCAATAGACTGGATATCTGCTGGGTTTAGTACGATGTATCTTATAGGTATATCTTGATTTTCAGCGGCGGTTATCTCGCTGATTAACATCATATCATCTTTACTAAACTCTGCATTTAATCTATACAAAAAGACGTTACCGCTGCGGAAAAACTCCCTAAAAAACATGTCCTGCAGTTTCCATAGGTTAACCCTCTCTCCCCAAGCCTTAAAAAACTTTAATGATTGAGAGTTTCCGCCAGTGAAATATATCGACGAACAAGTAAAATCTGTCATCAAATCAATCGTATTTCTGAAGATTGAAAAATTATAATAAGCTTTTTGGCACAATATAATAGCATCTCTAATACTTATTGTGGACGAGTACTTACCAAGTGCGCCACCATAAGCGAAAGGAATTACGCCGCCTTCTATATTTGCATATTTGTCAGTACGGGAAATAGTGGAAGCTGCATTTCTACGGTTGGTAGTAGTTACCTCGCCACGAGAGGCGGCTGCAATTTCTATACCTTTCTTTCCAACAGCCACAGAACCCTCAATTAACTGCGGCTCTGGGAAAGATAAATTTTTCACATTATCACTCATACATTAATTATAAACACTAATTACACCGAAATCTGTTTTAAATCAGCACTGCAACAAATTCTGTGTTTTTTTTCTTATTATTATCTGGAGATATTACATCAAAATAACATTTTACTGCCCAGTTTCCTAACATCAATGTTGTATAATTATCTTTTCTTGCGCGATTTACGCTAGTTGATTTTCTTAAATGAGACGGCAGATCAAAACTTTGAGTTCCTCTTGATGTAGTGGTCACCTCAACGTTTGCACATTGATCTTTAGTATCTTTTATTATAAAATCCTGCTGTTCTATAAACTCTCTAACTGTTAATTTTTTAGTTTCGTACTCGTTGTCTGCACGATCTCCTATACCCCTTGGATAAATACAGTCCATAGGTAAGTTCATAGTAAATATATTCTCTAAAATATCTGGATGGTTACTTGCCCTAGATGCGAACCAGATCTTCTTATGGTCAATACAGGTTTGTAAATAAGAATTCGCCCTACCCAAGAATGCAGATGTGAAATATTGCTTTACGCAAATAGCGCCAATATCTCTATTATATTGCCTTCCAGCTTCTTTTAACATCTTGCTATAATCCTCATTCTCCGCATCCGAATCAAAGTCTATAAACTTAATTGATCTATTTAAATCTTTAAAATATTGAGAATTATTAACCGCATCTATAAAAGTATCCGCACCTGCATGGTCAATAATCATGAACACAATATTAAAATTCTTAAACACATAATATAGATACTTAATGTGATCCTGTAGAGAACTTCCAGCGGCTTGGTAGCCATGTACCAATATGCCCTGTTTCTTTTCTTCATCAAGCTCAATAATGCTCATAGCAAAATAGTCAGAGCTACGAGAGGATGAAAAATTTGGGTCAATTGCTAATATATATTTTTTATCAGGATCGCCAACAACCTTGGTGGTTGGATATTCCCCATCAGGTATGGTACATGAATGCATTTTTTTAGGTGAGAAATAACTATCTCCACCATCAATAAATCTTGCAGCATACTCTCTAAGGAAAGAGTTATGCGAACTTCCACCATTTTTCGCCAACTGGATTGCCGCCTGATCAACCATGTGAGAAGGCAATGCTTCATATCCTAATTGGGATATGAAATACGTACCGGGAAGTTCCCCCTCCTTTGCTTCCTGCTCTTCTGGATGCTCAATTAAGTGCGCCCACTGTTGATGCACTCTAAACAAATGCTCAAAAGTATAACTAGCAGAACTCAATGCTATCATTTGTGAAGTGTTTTCAAAAATCTGTCTATTATCTGGATGCAACAATCCCTTTTTAATTAATTCCTCTTCCAGTCTTCTGGTTCTAATTCTTTCGCTAACATCTCTAGGAGAACTTAAGAACGGCATTAGAACGTTATCAATAATATCCGGAGGCAAAAGCAAGAACTCGTCGAGAATAAGAACGTTGGCGCGAATACCACGGATTTTTTCACCAGTTAGAGGAATGGCGGTGATACTGCCACCGTTAATAAGCCATTCGTATTGGTCATTTCTTTTCATCTTGTCGCCAAAGCACTGCCTTGCTAAGGCCGCGTCCGGACTTGCTAAAAACTTTTCAATTTCATTAAACAATCTACGGCTTGTACGAAAGTTAATTGAAGCTATTAGTATTTTAGTACCCGGCTCAAATATGCACTTTAATACACAGTAAACAGCTGCACTAAAGCTCTTTGCACAACCACGCCCCCAAACCAACATGCAATAATTACGATGAAAAAATGATTTTATAGTCAACTCTTGATACAACTCTAAAGTAATACCAAGGGCTAGTTCCGTAGTAAAGCCAATATTATGACGAAGAAACTTTGCCAACGAACGTCTAGCCTCTTCGTCGCTAAGTTCGCCAGTGAGCTTCAAAAGCTCTTCATTTACATCTTCCGTGCCCTTGCTTCGTTGTGCGCCTGCTATTAAACTCATAATTTTACCTCGTTATCAAATAGATATTGCAGATCGGTTGTCTTTGCTTCGTCTTTCATATCTAAGACATATAATACTTTTTTTGTCAAATCTAATTTACTATCACAAAAAACAAATTGAACATTGCTAAACTGTCTACATATTTTTCGCATGTGATGCATTATATAATCTCCACTACAGGCACCAAAAGTTCTTTTACAAAACAGCACTGTATTTATCGGTGACTCGACCATGACAACTATATATATTCCAAGTTTTTCTGCCCTTTCAATTTCTCTTTCAAACCTTTCTATACCACCACTCAATGTAGAGAAAAAGTCACCCATACTCTTTCTTTCGATAACTAAATTGGCATCTTTAGTTACAGCATAATCACCACATTCTAATTTAGAAGAAATGATATTCAAGTTATCAAATTTCAACGGCTTTTGCTCTCTAGTGTCTATAACCATTTGATTAAATCCGATGTTATTTATATCTTTTGGAGTATGTTTTCTTTTATAATTAAAATTGCATTTTAATTTTAATGATTCCGCCAATTCGCAAAAAGACTTTCCACAAAAACTATTGAATATTTCTATTGACGGTAAACACGCTATTGTTTTTATTTGGGACTGACTTGGAATGGAGGTTAATCCCTTGAGTGTACAGTAATCTGATAATTTAGATACTAAATAGTTACAAGCAGAAGTGGAATCTAATTCACCTAACCATTTTTTTAAGTTTCTTTTATTTATAAAGTCATTTAAATAGTACTGCTCGAATGATTTATATTCTATCAGCTCCGCGTTTAGTAAATCAGATTTTGGATAATACTGCATGAAGTATTTTTTGGCAGTAATCTTGTGTACTTTTACGTGCTTAAGAATACCATCTGCATTTTCAAAATTTTTATTGCAAACTTTACATTGCAAATATTTAGAATACTTACTCATAATAAATTTAGCCGTTTACCATGTCATTTATATCTATACCACGAATTACTGCTTTTAATTCGTCCATTGATGACAATCTAGCGGCCTCCTGCTTTAAGTTTTCTTTCTGTGCTGTGGCCAAGGTCAGAATGCCCTTTCTTCTCTCCTCGTCTTTCCACGCCTGAACCAAGTTTAAAATGCTAGCATTCTCATCTTTGCGTTGCTGTAGGCGTTTAGACCTATCGTCTACAAGTGATTTATACAATTTTTGCTGACGGGATCTACATTGATTATACTCGGTATGTAAATTATTGATAGCATCATTAAGTTGCATTTTTATATTCCTGCCTTCTCCATCGCCACTACTATTTCTCAACATTTCACGCAATTCTTCAACTTGCTGTAAAACACTTGCCGCAGTAACCGCTTCTGTGCATAGTACGATAAATTGGTCAAGCTCTTCCTGACTTAAGTCTTCTTTATCATACGTATATCTTATAAAAGCATCTTCAAATAGTTGTCTGTCTCCAGATACTTTATATGTATTAATTTGGTAGCAAAAACTAAAAGTATTTAGATATCTTTGCAAGGTATCAACCTGTTTTAACTGGGATGCCTTCATGGCATCTAATGACCAGCCGAGATTCAAGTACTTGTTTATTCTAAATAAAACCTGATCTTGTCTTCTGGGAGGAAAGTAAGAGCCAACTGGAGTTTGCGCGTCTCTTTCTGGATTATAATTAATAGTTTCCAGATGCTCTGGATCATCTTTTTGCAAAGACTGTATATAAGAATTAACCTCCCTGCATTCAAGAGTTACATGCGTTAATTTGTCATTAGCGAACAATGTTTTTGCCAGCTCCACATAATGCTGATTTTTATAATTATTTTTTATAAACTCTTTCTGCTCTTCAGTTAGAGAAACCCTCTCTCTTTGTGTAACCGACTTATTCTTGTAATTAATTTTATTATCAAGTAAGAATTTCTTTACGTTACGACCCTCTTTGCTCCTGCTATCTATAGAATCATCTTCATACGCATAGGCAGTTATTTCAGTGATCGTTGCGTCTGGATTTTTTGCAACCAAATCTTTTATTCTTTGTTTCTGTTCTGAAGAAAGATCGGCGTCTTCTATTTCTGTACTCATAACAACTCCTTAACAAGTTCTCTTGCTTTTTGTAAAATTTTAGATTTAATTTTGCTTATCTGTCTATAAGCAGGTCTGCCATCTTTATAACTTAGTTTATATCCCATTTTTTTAGCAACATCCGAATCTTCTAAGTTCTGTAAGAATACTAAATCATATACTTTCCATTCTATATTAGATAAATTCTTTTTCATCATATCATTGAATGCTGGTAGAATATTTTCTATATCTAAATAAGACTCCTTACTTTCTATGAGAGATTCTAGATTAGTCTCTGGATTCTGTGTATTTGGAGTATGTATGCTTACTGGGAACTTTATATCATAAGCATTCTTTTTTGTTTTCTCCCATTTGGAATAGGATAAACAAGAATTATTCTGTGTGGTATATACTGAGCAGCCGTGATCTCCGGTGTTATATGGGCACTTTAAACATGGGCGTGAAAAATTTGAATAATGATTTCTTAACATATTGGTAATCTGATGGTTGATTACCTGATTTAACCACGGCCTCAATGGCCTAACCGTATCCCATTTGTTCCATTTTTTATAAATATGAATCCTGAGTCTTTGCGCGACATCTTGAAAATCCATCCAAGCAATGGCAGTTAAATGCCAGCGAACCTTACGTTTATTAATTTCTTCATCAATAATTGCAATACTATCCTCGAAAGAAGGCGTTGTAGACATAATATATAATTTTATATTTTACTAGTCTTGGCTAGCGCCACGCGAAGTTCCAGCTTCTCTTTGGAATTCATTCAATATATCATCAGCCGATCTATTGTTTGTAATAATATTATTATCCAAGGACGAGTCTGATGACTTATAGTTATTAACATAACCATTTGTTACCAAATTTTCAAAAGACACTCCATCACTTCTTCTTGCCTCTACTTTAAATTGCGGCTTAATTGATTTAAACTTGCTTGCATCAAAATCTTCACTATCAATATATTCAATATCCTGATCTTCAGTTGGTTGACTGGTTGTAGTATTTTCAAATGATATACTAGCCTCATATTTTGGTGCCATTTTTTTAATAGTGGCGTTTATGCGCTCATTCTGTTCAGTACTCAGGGGCTTTGCTTCAGCTGGTGCAAAAGTTTGTGATGGAAAAAGTTTTTTTAAATTAGAAGCGACTGCTGTTTTATTAGGCGCAAAACTTACACCGCATTCCGAACAAAACTTTGGAATGTTTAAATTATATACGGTAGGTT